GCCAGGCTGGGCCTTCCACAATAAAGACCGTTTTCCAATCCTAAAGTAAGTTCATGCAAGAATTTAAACTCCAAGCCGAATGCTTCCAGTGGCACTGGAACAACTTTCCCGACCAGCGTGGCCGATTATTCACCGTCAACAACAACGCACCGAATGCCTATGCCGGCAGCGTGATGAAGGCCATGGGCGTGGTCGCAGGTGTCAGCGACATGATATGGCTCTCGCCCACCGGTGCGGTGATGCTGGAGTTCAAAGCCGAGAAAGGCAAGCAATCCCTCTCGCAGAAGTGGTGGCAGGGAGTCGTCCAAGAGGCAGGCTACCGATACGAGGTCATCAGGAGCGTGGAGGATTTTCAAAGAGTGGTTGCAAGTGTGGAATAGTTGTGTAAATTTGCCTATACGCAATCGCTAACCGTCAGCCTCTGGTCTTACCAAACCTCCCCCAGCGTCAGCCTATAACCTTACCAACCAAACCATAACCCCATGAAAACCACACCCAAAGAAAAACTGAGAAAATGCCAAGTGCGGTATTATAATTTGTATCCAAAACCAGATGTCACTTATTTAGCCTTTTTTCACGGATGGGGACAACGAGGTACGAAAAAACTCCATCCAGAAGACCCACAAAAAGACTGCGTATATGCAGAAACACTTGCAATAGCAGAAAACATAGAAACAGGAGAAGTTACAATGGAGTCCCCTGATTCTATAACCTTTCTCAATTAACCCCAAACCCATGAAAACCACACCAACCGATTTCCGACGCTGGCAACTGCACATCCGCAAGGAGTGCGTCAACTGCAACCGCCCCGACAAAAGCGAAACCATCAAGGCTTGGTCCGTCAACTGGACCCTGCTCGGTCGTATCCTCCAAGCCAAAAACGCCTGACATGGAGTGGATTAAATGCTCCGAGCGTATGCCGGAACTTGGTGAACCCGTCCTGATTTTCACAACGGACATGAATCAATTTATGGGCTGGCTTGAGAACCGCCACCTTTGGTGCTACGAACACCAAGCTTGGTTCCTCTCCGAAGTGAGCCACTGGATGCCCCTACCCCCAAACCCGTTTTAACCATGGACCTAATCTCACGAACCATCCTCGGCTACACGGCAGAGGTCGTCGGAGTCAGCCCCGATGACATCTTGAGCGAAGTCAAGACCCAAGAACTGGTCCTTGCTCGAAGCATCTTCGCAGACATCGCCTACTCCGAATACCTCTACACCTACTGCCAAATCGGGCGAATCATCAAGAGGAACCACGCAACGGTCATGCACAACCTCGAAATTCTTGCCAAAAACATGAGAGCAAGGCCCGACATTAAATTCCTTCGTACACAGGTTCTGAACAGGACGAGAGATTTTTTGCAACATTAGGAAAAGCCCTCTCCATCTTTGCGTCAGTGAACGCAGAGGCTACCATCCTTGACCTTTATCGAAGCGGAGAAATCCGCAAGGCTTGCCTCACCATTACGGGGGGCAATCCGCTTTGGAAGGACCTCGAACAAGAGGTCGTCCTCATCCTGCTCGAAAAAGACCCCGACAAAATTCTCAAGATGCAGGTGCAAGGCTACCTGCGTTTTTACATCGTTCGGCTCATCATGAACCTTTACCGGGGCAACAACAACCAATTTGCCAAGAAGTACCGACACCACGACGAGAGGGTTGAAGTGGATCCTGAAACCCAAGAACTGGGCAAAGACTACGATTCCCTGCTCGATGACCTTTGGGCCATTGCCCAGCAAGAGATGGACTCTTGGGCCAAGGACGGAGCGTTCCCCTACGACAAAGAACTGCTGAACCTGCTCATGCAGACCGGGAATATGAAAGCCATGAGCCGTGAAACGGGCATCCCGTACAGGTCAATAATCTACTCCATCGAACAGGCCAAGGCCAAAATCAAAACCGCAATCGAGTCCAATGGATATACTGGTTTTTCCAATCCTGATTAGTGCTTTAGCGACCCTTGCGGTCGTGGAGTTCCGGGTACTGCCGGGATGGTTCTACGCTTTGCCCTTTGCGAAGCGGAAGCCGTTTTCGTGCATGACCTGCTTCGGGTTTTGGCTTGGGGTTGCCCTGACCCTGCCGACCTGCCAATGGTACTTGGCTCCTATCCTTGGGCTTGCCTCATCTGCCACCGCAATTTTACTCCGAGAATGGACCTTCAAATGACAACCGACCAGTTCGTAATTGCCCAGAAGCACAGGAAGTACTGGGATCAATATGTGGCATCCCTAACGATGCGACTGCCACCCGATGCGGTTGGTGAACTGCAAGCCATCTTGACCGCTCACGGACGACCGCCTACAAATTGGTGGTGTGCGGACTGCGTAAAATCGGCCCTTCAATACATTTACCTGCAAGCGGACTTGTTTGCCGAAGCCAACCAAAACACCGTTACAATCCCACTAAGCAATGCCCCTACCAATCCCGAACAATAACGAAAGCAAAGAAGGCTTTATCGGTCGCTGCATGAGCAATAACCAAACCAATGCGGAGTTCCCCGATACGGCTCAACGATTGGCGGTTTGTGGCTCAACGTGGGAGAATCACAAAAGGCAGCAGTTCGAGTCGTACTCCGATTACGGCCAAGAGATTCGGGCCAATGCCAAGCGAGGGATTGAACTCAACGAAAGGAACGGGAACAAGTGTGCGACGCAAACAGGCAAAGTTCGTGCAGCAACTTTGTCCAAGGGCGAACCCATCTCGGTTGAAACCATCAAGCGGATGCACTCTTACCTGTCCCGGGCAGAAACCTACTACGACAACGCAGACGATACCTCGGACTGCGGTTACATCTCCTACCTCCTGTGGGGTGGCAAGTCGGCTTTATCATGGAGCAGGAATAAACTCCGAGAACTTGGCGAACTCGAAGGCGAAGGATGACGAAGCCCAAGTGCAGGCTCGGATGGACTCGCTGATGATGGTCATCACCACCCTATGCGACTGCATCGGAGCGGTGGACGATTCCAATGCCCCGAACCAGTACGAAGTGAAAATGAAAATCGTAAACAAGATAAGCGACCTAATCGACAAAATTGAATACTGATGGGAACCAGCAGAGGACACGGCAAATACATTGAAACCCCCGAAAAGATGTGGGAGTACTTTGAGGCATACCGCTCGCAGGTCAAGGCAAACCCAAGGACTAAGACGGTATTCCCCGGCAAGGATGCTATCCCCCAGCATGAGCCTTTGGAGCGTCCGCTGACCTTGGAAGGCTTTGAGAACTGGTGTGCGGATGCAGGTATCATTGATGGCCTTGAACACTACTTTGCCAACACGAAGGGCAACTACTCCGACTATTTAAGTATCTGTTCACGCATAAAGCGAGTCATCCGCCAAGACCAAATCGAAGGGGGTATGGTCGGTCAGTACAACGCAAGCATCACCCAACGGTTGAACTCCTTGGTTGACAAACAGGAGAATCAAGTGTTCATTGAACAATGGACTGAAGATGATTGATGAAGGTCATAAACACCACCGCCAAGCGGAAGATTGAATCGCTGACCCATCGTAAACGGGTCATCCAAGGAGGGACCTCGGCCTCCAAGACCTTCAGCATCCTTTGCGTTTTAATCAAACAGGCTTGCACGAAGAAGACCGAAATCAGCATCGTCGGGGAAACCGTGCCTCACCTTCGGAGGGGTGCGATTCGGGACTTCATCAAGATAATGATTGCCAAGGGCATCTTCGTTCCGGCAAGGTGGAACAAGACCCTGCTGACCTACCAGTTCGCTAACCGTAGCACCATCGAGTTTTTCTCGGCTGACCAAGAGGCAAGGCTCCGGGGTGCAAGGAGGCAGGTGCTATTCATCAACGAGGCGAACAACATTGACTTCGAGTCCTACTATCAGTTAGCCATCCGTACCAGCGAGGCCATCTACATCGACTTCAACCCGACGCACGAGTTTTGGGCGCATACCGAGGTCCTGCGAGAGGACGATTCCGAACTGCTCATCCTGACCTATCAGGACAACGAGGCTTTGCCCGACACGATTAGGAGGGACATCGAACTGAACCGCACCAAAGCCGAAACCTCTGCCTATTGGGCGAACTGGTGGAAGGTGTATGGCCTCGGTCAAGTCGGGACGCTTCAGGGTGCTATCTACGAGGACTTCGAGGTGGTGGAGGGTATAGATGTCAGCCGTGCGAAATTCGTCGCCTTAGGGCTTGACTGGGGCTTTAGCAACGACCCTACGGCCTTGGTCGCTATCTACCGCCAAGGGGACTGCCTGCTCATCCAAGAACTGCTCTACTCCACGGGTCTAACCAACCAAGACATCGCAGACAAGTTGCGGTCGCTGGGCATCACAAGGGCTTGGGAGATCGTGGCGGATTCAGCAGAACCGAAGTCCATCGAAGAAATCTATCGGTTAGGTTTCAACATCAAGCCAGCGGAGAAAGGTCCCGACTCGGTCAGGAACGGGATAGACATCCTGAAACGCTTTAAGTTGCAGGTAACCAAGGATAGCACCAACCTCATCAAGGAACTGCGGTCCTATACTTGGGCGACCGACAAGGAAGGCAAGAACACGGGGGTTCCGATTGACTCGTTCAACCACGCCTGCGATGCGATGCGGTATGTGGCCCTCAACAAGTTAAGGGTCAGTAACTCTGGGAAGTATGTTGTGGTTTAACTTTGGGGCATGAACCCCGAACGCATCCTTGACCTGCTAATCGAAATCGGGAAGACGGTTGCAGCCGTTTTCTTTATCCTCACCCTTCTAACTCTCCTTTGGACCTTATGAAAGTCGTCCACTACTACCACATCTATTGCGGAGGCAACTGGCAGTTGATACTCAACCAGCACATGATGGCCGTGTGCAACTATGGCCTCATCGGGGTCTTGGATGAGATTCGTGTCGGCATCGTCGGTCCACCCGAACAACGCAAAGCGGTCAAGGAGGTGCTGGAGAACTCGATGGTGGCCCCGAAGATTAAAATAGTAGTAACCCGGACCAACGCTTGGGAGCAGGCGACGCTTACCGAGATGTACCGGGCAAGTCAGGAAGAGGAAGCCGTGTACCTGTACGCCCACACGAAGGGGGCAAGCGATCCGTCGCTTATCAACCAACTTTGGAATAGGTCGATGACCTTCTTCAACGTCGTGGCTTGGGAACGCTGCTTGCAACTGCTGGAAGGCGTGGATGCGGTGGGATGTCATTGGATTACCAAGGAACAGTTCCCTCACATGGCTGACCACAACAACGCCGACGGCTACCCCTACTTTGGTGGAACCTATTGGTGGGCCAAGTCGTCCCACATCAAGGAACTGGGCGAACCAGTACGGGATCACCGCTGGCAGGCAGAGCATTGGATTGGCAAGAAGCCCGACACCAAGGTCCACGATACCAACCCCGGATGGCCGGGTCCCGAAAAGTTTGTAATCACATTTTAACCATGAAAGACAAAGAACTGATTGCCATCCTCGACGAGTTAGACCTCAATGGTGCTGACTGGGAGGGAGGAACCGACAAGGCCAACGGCCACAACTACACAAGCACATATGCTAAGTACTTGGCTGAAATGCGAGCCGACTCCATCAATTTTGTGGAGATAGGCGTGTGGCACGGAGGGTCCATGGCTATGTGGTGCAAATATCTTCCAAAGGCCAAGTTCTTGTTCTACGACATTGCCAACCAAGTCAAGCCAAAGGCTGACAAGCACATTGACTGGACTCGTTCAAGGCTCCACATCGCATCGGCCTACACCCCCGAATCCGTGCAAGTCGCAAGGGACTATTTTAAGAACGGCATCGACTTCCTGCTTGACGACGGCCCGCACACCTTAGACTCCATGTTGCAGGTCGTCAGCCTGTATGCACCATTAATGAACCAAGGCGGTGTCTTAATGATTGAAGACGTGCAGAGCAAGGATTGGTTCGTGAACCTGTCAGCCGTAGCACCGAGCAATTCAATCTTTGAGGCCATAGACCTTAGCGAATCGGGCCGATACGACGACCTTATTGCCGTTTACAAGTTCTAACATGGGCATCCCCGT